CGATCACCTGGTAGTCGCTGGCCGGTGCGTCGAGCATGTTGCCGTCGCCCCAGTACACCCCGGGATAGTCCGGGTAGGTCTGCGGAACTGAGTAACGGGCCTTGTCCAGCTCGGCGAGGATGGCTGAAGGCAGTGGGATTCCTTCCTTGTCCACTGGCGTCGGGCCCAGGCCCAGCAACGACCCCGTGGCCACGCGCATTGGACTGTCAGCGATGCTCACGGCAGCGTTGGCCAGGCGGCCGGCGAGCACGCCCAGGTCGTTGCCATGCAGCTGGGGAACCAGCAGGACGCGCGGCGCCAATACGTCCTTGGTCAGCGCTTTTCGCTCGACCAGGTATTCGTTCCAGGTCTGCTGGACGGTGATACCAGGTGCCGACGCCATCACGAACAGGCGGCGCCCGTAGGTGTTGGCGACGGCCTCGGCCGTGTCATGCATGGCCATCAGTTCGGCGCCGGTGCTGACCGGTTTGGTCAGCAGCACCGCTTCGACTGAAAAGCCTTGTTGCTGGGCCTTTTCCAGGGCGCCGGTCCAGTCACCGTCGGCAGCGATCGGAGCCGCGACACAGGCCCAGCGGTCGCCGCCGTTCTGGCGTGCGGCCTTGACCTGGGTTTTCAGGTCGCTGTCCGGAATGCCCAACTGGGCGTCCAGGTCGCTGTCGGTGTTCAAGGGGATCAACTGGCCGACGTTCTTGGCGCCGGGACCGATGACCAGGAAATAGCGTTCGATCTCAGTCACGGCGCCCTGGCCGAGGTTGAGGTTATTAACGCTGACTTTGCCGAGTGCCATGCAGTGCCTCGTTAGCGGGGTGAATTGAGGATTTGTTCCAGCACCTGGTTCACCAGCAAGCTGGTGTCCCGATCGGTGCTGACGCCCAGGAACTGGCGTTTGGGCAGGGTGATTTCCCAGCTTTGCGCACCGGTGCCTTCGGCTTTTTCATCGGAAAGAATGCGAATCAGCAGGCCCGCCTGGGCGTACCCGACGTGTTCCTGGATCCAGGCCACTGCGGGCCGGGTCAGGCTCTTTTTGCCCTTCTGGCGCACCTTGAAGCCCAGCCGGCGCAGCCGCTTGGCCTGCTTGTCGGTCGCGGCCAGGCCTTCGGGAACCTTGTTCCACCGGCGCATCTGCGCAGCTGTACGGCGCTCCGACGTGCCGTTGTGCTGCTGGGCAGCGACCCAACTGGTCAACCCGTTGCGCCAGCCCAGGACGGCTTCGTCCGGACTGACCCGGGTCACCTGCAGCAGCTTGCCCAGGCCGGCTTCCATCTTCTTTTTGCCCTTGCTATCGCCCTTGCGCGCTTCGAAGGGCGAGCCGTCCAGGTTCTGCTGCTCGCGGATCCGCTTACGGCTCATCGTCCGTATGCGCTTGGTGACGTTGTTCAGCAGGCGCCGGCGCAACTGCGGCGGCAGGCTCAGGAGGGCCAGTTGCTCACGCACGCCCAGGTGGCCCCGAACATCCAGTTCAAAGGTGCTACGCGCCATGGCCGCGCACCTCGCCGTGTTCGGCCGTCCACAGGTCGAAGGCGACCAGGCCCCACTTCTTGCCGAAGGCATCGATCAGGCCATTGGGGTCTTCGGCCAGGTGCTGGGGCTCGATGAACTCCAGGGTCAGTTCCAAGTCGGCTTCGTCCGGGGTGACCTGGTCCACCGCAAAGGTCGGCGCCGGCAGGTCGTCGTCCCGATCGGGATCGTTGGATTCCAGCCAGCCGCCCAGCAGCGCCATCAGCAACGCCGGGTTGCCGGCGAATCGCTCGATCACGAACACGGCTCGGTAACGCATGTCGCCCATGTGCAGGCCCTGGGTGCCTGGCTTCCAAATCAGATCCAGGTTGACCTGCTCGGCCCAGCTGTCGATCTGCTCGGGCAGCACCAGGTTGAGGTCGATCAAGTAAGTGGTCAGGGCGCGCAACTTGTTCATAGCAGCGCCGCCGTGATGCGGCCACGGCCCTGCAGCGAGCGCACGGCCTGTTGACTGAATGCCAGGAAAGTTTCCGGACGGTCCGGCAGTTCCTTGCCCAGGTTCTCGGCGCTGTCGCGGCGGATAATGGTCACGAACTGGGGCAGCAGACTGGCTTTGGCCCGGCAGTACACAGCACGCTTGTACGTCTCTGTTTGAAATGTGCGCTCGGGCAGCACAATACGGTCAGCAGATTCCAAGGTGGTGACACCTACGTTCTGCCAACGCGCTTTGCACTTGGCCAAGTCGCTGTTGACCTCGGTCATGGCCGTGGTCAACTCAGCGGTCAGCAGTTCCACCAGGTATTCCGCCGGCAGGCGGTAACCCTTCTGGAACTCGGCCACATCGAGGTTCGGCCAGAAGCCGTCGTTCTCGATCGCCAGTTCCACAATGGTGGTGGGTTTCCCGGAAAAGCTCATCGCTGGCCGCTCAAATAGGGCGGGAAACACCGTTTCAACGGGGCGGGCCATAAATGGCTGACTCGTTTCACGGGTTCCCGCTGGGGGGGGTAGTCGGTTATTCGGTGGCCTGGGCGGCCTGTTGTTTTTTCAGTGCCTTGCGGCATTCGTCGGTCCGGGTGCCCACGCCAATCTTGGGATACAGCTCGGTCGCACGTTCAAAGTGCTTGAGTGCGGTTTCCCAATCGCCGGCCGCTTCGGCTCGGATGCCAATCAATTTGTGGAACTTGGCCGGGATCTGCTCGGTCAGGTCCCATTCGCCATCGACGCGGGGCAACATGTCGGATAGGTATGGCTCAGGGCTGCGATCTGCAGTGTCTTCGGCGCTGGCCCATTCGAAAATGGCATCGGCGACAAAGGTCTGGATATCGCGGCGCTTGAAGCGCTCTGGCATCTGCTGGCCCTGCTCAATCGCAAATTCGGCCAACTCCAGGGCGTCTTCAAACTGGGCGGTGTCGAACAGCCAGACCATGACCTGCACAAGCACGCGGTTCGGGAAATTCAGTTTCGACTCGCAGTAGCGTTGGACGTAGTCCTGGTACTTGGGCAGCAGCTCCTCACGCTTGAGAGCCTGTTTGCTGGCAAGGTTATTGAGCGCGCTCAGGCGCTCCAGGTCCTGGTCCAACGCTGCCTCCTGCAGCGCCAGGTGCTTGCGGGCATTCGCCGGACTGCTCAACGCCTCGGCCGGCGAGTACGCCACTGGCGCGCCAGCGGCAGCCACTACGGCGGCAACACCCAAGGCCAGGGTGCGGCGCTTGTGCGCCAGGGCCAGACTCACTTGGCCACCTCGATGTTTTCCATCAGGCCAGCCTTCTCCAGTTGCTCGACCACATAGCCCTCGTTGCGGCTGTTGTAGTCCTCAATGCGGGAGCGCTTCGGGTTGTCGACGGTCTGTTTGCGCCAGCTGGAGTCCTGGTAATAGATCGACAAGTTGTCGAAGCTGGTGACCAGAATCGCATCGACCGGAAAGTGCGGGACGCTGAAAGCCGCCAGGCCGCCGTAGGTGGCGATCACCTGGGCCAGCTCGATACGTTCTTTCTCGGTCGGGGTGTCAGCCTGCTTGCTATACAGCTTCGCCTTGTCGGCGGCGAGCAGATCGGAACCGATGATCGCCACCAAGTCGCCGTTCTCGCGCAGACGTTCGTCCACCAGTTGTTTGGCGTCATGCACTGCGGCATCGAGGTTCGCGTAGTCGCCATCGGCGCCGATGACAATCTTGCCGGCCACCTTACCTTCGGCCAGGACCTGGTGCGGCGCTTGGGTACGCAGGATCTGCAGCCAGCCGATGTTCACGTCCTGGAGCAGCGGATACTGGATGATGTCGGTTTGCACAGCAGCGTGGGTGCCGTGGAAACCGACCATGATGCGGTCCAGGGCGATCTGCTTCTGCACGGCGGCAGAGTATTTCTGGTGGAAATCCGGGAACTTGGCCCAGGCGTCGATCTTGGCGTACGGCAGCCCCACATCGGACTGGGTGTCGTGCAGTTCGTACTGGTTGTCGTCCAGACCGGAGGCGTCCTTTGCCTCGCGATCAGTGGTCTTAGTGTTGGTACGGCCAGTAACCGGGCCGTTAGTACCGATGAAGACCTTTTCGCCCTTGATCTCAGTCACCGGGACAACGTTGATCCGTTCAAGGAAGTCCGCTTTTGCGGTGATCGCCTCGTTCAGTTCCTGGGTGATCGACGGTTCAACGCTGAACTGAGTGCTGACCAGATCGACGCCGTAGCTTTCAGCAAGGGCCAACTGCAGCTGGGCGAACATTTTCGCGCCGTAGGCGCTCAGGTTACGGGCCATGTCAGAGCACCCGCTTTTTAGCAGTGGTCACCGGGCCTGCAGTGCGCGGGAGTTGGCGTCCGGTGGAGGTGTTCTGCAATGCGGTGAACTGCTTCTGCAGAGCGGCCATGCTGGCCAGCAGCTTCTTGTTCGTATTGCCGCCCTTGCGGCTGAATTCGCGCTCTTCTTCGGCGGCGGTCACGATGTCATCGACAGCAGTTTGCACGTCATCGATCGGCGCGTCATCGGGTTCAGGGGCATCTTCAGCCACAGGTTCAATCACAGCCTGAATGCCAGCGGCGACAATCAGCAGTTGAGCCAGCAGGGCTTTCAAAGCCGTTGCGGTAGCTTCATCCATAGGGGTTTTGGTCTCGGTTGGGGTGGTGGGTTCGACAGGGTCAGCGTCCGTCGCGAAGCGCTTGAAAAGGCCTGTCAGCAAACTAATCAGCTTGCTGACTTCGCCTTGGGGCTCCTCTTCAAAGGCGCCCAGTTCAACGGAAGCGGCGTAATACGTGGCTTTGTTGGTTCGGCGAGAGAAATAAAGTTCTTGGGTGCCCAGGCTCGAAGGTGTGTCAGTGACCGCAAGGCCGGTCAGGTAGGATTTGCCACTACCCGCGAAATTCGGCCAAATCTCGATGCTGGTGAACAACTTCTGCCCTTGATCATTCAGGTACAGCAGTCGATCGTTGGGCTTGAGCTGGGCCTCTAGGGCAACCTGCCCTTCCTCCAGGTCGTCGCCCTCCTCAACTAGACGGACTGCATACACGGTGCCGAACGAGCCTTCCGCACGTTGGTGTTCACACCAGATCACCGCGGTGTATTTCGAAGGCTTATAGGTTTCAGCGATGTCGCGCAGTTCCTGGGGAAGGATCTCGCGACCGTCGGCGGTGATGCCGCTGGTGGCGACACGTTTCCAGAACGAAACAAGGGAACGGGGCATGGGCGATAACTACGCTCAATCGTTGAATGAGCCGCCACGATAGGCAGCCGTCCGCCCCCAAACAAACGGTTCAACTGCGCGTTTCTCCTATATTCGCGATATAGGTGAATCGCAGAATTTAACCCCGCGTTTCATGCGTTTTCGCCGCATAGACTGCGGCCCATGTACTACTCGACCGAAGTTAAAGAAGCCGCCAAACGCCTGTTCCTGCGCCGCTGCAAGGCCAAGGAAATTCAGGCGCAACTCAACCTGCCTAACATCCGGATCGTCTACTACTGGATCCGCCAGGGTGGGTGGGAAGACATGCTGTCGGACGAGGAGCCGCTGACCGCTGTCGGTCGGCGTATCACCCTGCTCCTGGACAAGGTCGGCGGCCTGTCGAAAGACGATCTGAACGAGCTGGACCGACTGACAGTCGTTCGCGAAAAGCTATTGAAACAAGCGGCCAAGCCTGCACCGGCGGTATTAGGCGGCGATGACCAGGGGGAGCCTCAAGAACCGCGTCAGCGCTCGCGGGGCGAACGTCCCGGGCGTGGCGAGGGTGGGGGCAAGAAAAGGGAAAAGAAGGCCAAAAACGACATCAGCGGCCTGACCGAAGTCGACTTCCTGGATAAGTTCATCTCCAAGATGTACCGCTACCAGCAGGAGCTATTTGCCGCCAAGCAAAACCCGCTGACCATGAGGATCCGCAACATCCTCAAAAGCCGCCAGGTGGGCCTGACCTATTACTTCGCCGGCGAGGCTTTCATGGACGCCGTGTTGAGTGGTGATAACCAGGTGTTCCTGTCGGCCAGCCGATCGCAGTCTGAGATCTTCCGCAGCTACATCATCCAGTTTGCCAAGCAGTGGTTCGATATTGAGCTGACCGGTAACCCGATCGTGCTCAGCAACGGCGCCGAGCTGCGTTTTCTCAGCACCAACAGCAGCACCGCCCAGGGTTACCACGGGCACGTCTACGTCGACGAATACTTCTGGATCCGTGATTTCGACAAGCTCAGCACCGTGGCCAGCGCCATGGGCACCCACAAGAAGTGGCGAAAAACCTATTTCTCGACGCCCAGCGCGGTATCGCACCAGGCGTACCCGTTCTGGTCCGGCGAAGAGTTTCGCAACAGCAAGCGTGGGAAAAAGGCCGGCGGCACCTGGCCGGTGGAATCGGCGTACACCCAGGGCGCGCTGTGCCCGGACGGCCAATGGCGCAAGATCATCACCATCCAGGACGCCATCGACGGGGGCTGCGATCTGTTCGACCTCGAGCAGCTGCAGCTGGAGTACGACGAGGACAAGTTTCAGCAGCTGTTCTATTGCAAGTTCATCGACAGCACACAGAGCGCGTTCGGCCTCAAAGACCTGGAGCGCTGCTATTCCGATCTGTCGTTGTGGGAGGACTACAACCCCGAACTGGACCGACCTTTTGGCAACAGCCCCGTCTGGATCGGATACGACCCAAGCCGCACCCGCGACGACGCCACCTGCGTCGTGGTGGCGCCGCCGCTCGAGCCCGGGGCGAAATTCCGGATCCTGGAAAAGCACAGCTGGCGGGGCCAATCCTTCAAGTACCAGGCCGACCAGGTCAAAAAACTCACCGAGCGCTTCAACGTGCAGCACATCGGCATCGATACGACCGGCATCGGTTACGGCGTATTCGACCTGGTGCGCGACTTCTATCCGCGTGCGACCTCGATCCACTACAGCCTGGAGACGAAGAACCTTCTGGTGCTCAAGGCCCAGGACACGATCCAGGGCAGCCGAATCGAATGGGATGCAGGCTGGACCGATATTGCTCAGGCCTTCCTGACGATCAAGCGGGGCACCACCGGCAGCGGCCAGGTCACCTACAGCGCATCCCGTACCGATGCCACCGGCCACGCAGATATCGCGTGGGCAATCATGCATGCACTGCACAACGAACCGTTGAACACCAATAAGCGGCGCCGCAGCCGCTACGTCACGAGTGGAAACAATGCCCAAGCCTCGACACAGAAAACGTCCAGTAGCCCAACAGGCGCGACAGCAACAACCCATGCGGGCGTTCACGTTCGGCGAACCCGAGCAGGTGCTGTCGGGCAATATCGGCGAGTACGTGGGGGTGTTCCCCAGCGACGACGGCGAGATCTACAAGCCGCCCGTATCGCGCACGGGCCTGGCCAAGCTGCTGCGCGCCAATGCGCACCACGGCGCAATACCCAAGTTCAAACGCAACCTGCTCTTGCGTGAGTTCATCCCGTCGGATGGCTGCAGCGCCCGGACAATGGGCTGCGCGGGTCTGGACTACATGGTGTTTGGCGATGCGTTTTTCTACCGGAACACCAACGCCTTCGGCCAGGTGCTAGAGCTGCAGCACCTGCCAGCCATCAACATGCGGGTCAAAGTGGACGGTGGTTTCCGGATGCTGCTGCCAGACAACAAGTTCTTGGACTTCGACCAGGGCGAGATCGATCACGTCATGGACTATGACGTCGAACAGACCATTTACGGCATTCCGGACTACTTGGGCGGCCTGCAGGCGCTGCTGCTCAACGAAGCCGCGACCCTTTTCCGCCGGCGCTACTACAGCAACGGCGCGCACGCGGGTTACATCTTCTACACCAACGACCCGGACCTGACCGAAGAGGACGAGGAAAACCTGCGCGCTCAGATCAGCTCCAGTAAAGGTGTGGGCAACTTCCGCTCGATGTTCGTCAACATTCCCAATGGCAAGGAGAACGCCATTCAGATCATTCCCGTCGGGGATTTTCAGGCCAAGGACGAGCTGGAAAAGGTGAAGAACATTACCCGCAATGACGTGATTGCAGCCTGGCGTATGAACCCCGCACTGGCCGGGATCATCCCGGAGAACGGCGGCGGCTTTGGCGATATCGAAAAGATCGATCGGGTTTACACCAGCAACGAGATCAGGCCGATCTGCCAACTGTTCAACCAGCTCAATGACACGCTAAGAGACGATCGGCGTATTGCTTGGAGGGACGCGCCTGACCCTACTGTAACTAGTTGATATGGGCGGCTTTAGAGAAGGTGCCACTACAGATATGGCATAATAGTGCCGAATAAGGAACCCTGGGGAGGGCAGTTGATGCGGGTGTATTGCGCGGAATGTGGCAGTAAAGGGCGGATTGCTTCACGGGATGATCTGTCGAAGAAATTTGCCAAACTCTACTGCCAGTGCGGGGATATCTCGTGTGGTCACACCTGGGTGGCCAACCTCACCTTTTCTCACACCCTGAGCCCTTCAGCGCAGGCGGTTGATCGTTTGTTGTTCGATCGTCTCCGCGACCTGCCCCGTGCTCAGCAACGAGAGTTGTTTGATCAACTCGGTGTATTGCCATCGGTGTGACTGCACACTTTCGAAACAATGGCATTGAACTGGTTAAAACAATCAATCCGGAACTGCGCAAACCCGGCTTGAGCATATTCGGAAAACTCGGAATTAGATGGCAGTAACTCTAGGGCAAACGCTACGGAATTTCGGCAATCCTGCAACTCCTCTCGAAATTCTTTCGACGCAACAACTGAACTCATAACTGAAAACTCCATATTCGGCAGGTCTTGATTTGGCGAAGTTTAGATGGTGGCTTTTTAATTCGTCAAGTGTTCTAAGATCTACATTTTTTAAACTGTAAACTGATAGTAAAATAATATTGTACCGTTCGTTTGCAGGCGTGCGGCTCTCTGATGTAGAGCTTAAGGAAGTAATTTTTAGCTTGTTTTTTTCAGTCTTAACTTCACTAGAAGGCTTTAATTTTGTGATCAATTATAATGAGTTTTGTTGTGGTTTATCATGCTTGGAAATGTATTCGATTGCTATTGGATGAATCGAAGGCATAGGCAGTATATATGTTTAATGTGTTGTTATTAGTTGATTTGAACTGAGTTTCTAGAGGAAAAAAAAGGGCGCCGAAGCGCCCTTTATGGATTGGGAGTCTATTTTTTAGTCTCTAAAATTGATTTTTAAGGGGGGAAGAGTCACGACGCCATACTGACGATGGCCCGCGGTATTTTCAAAAGCTGCGACGACCAACCCGGCAGGCAGTGGGATTTGAGCAATGCCGTTCCCAGTGTCGTGGTGGAGGAGGGCAGTGGCTTCGACCAGGTGAAAGTCTGAAGGCAGCTCCAGCTGTTTGCGGGCGTGAGCGTACTGCGCCTCACTTATGGCGATGAATTGTCCGTCGATCAGCATGAGGAGGCCTCCTTTGATTCCAATGCATCAATGCGTTTGAGCAACTGGGTAATGAGTTCGTCCTGCTTAGCTTGGAGTTGTTCCAGGACGAGAGAGCGCTGCAGGCGGATGATGATTTCCCCATTCATGCTGCGATGGTTGATTCGAGCTATGGCCGCGATCTCGGGGCGTAGGCCATCCGGCAGACGCACCACAAATTTATCTTGCTCACGAGAATCGCTCATAAGGCCACCTCTACCAACGCCAAGTTCTCAAAGTCTGGGAGCTGGACATCAGCGGCGACAACGCGGATTCCACACCATCCGAATTCGTCCCCCTCAATGCCTCCTCCCCAGCCCTCTGTTTCCTGAAGGGTCCTAGTCGCGCAACGAGCGGGATAATCGTTGCAGCCACTTGTAAAGTTGGCACCGCCGTCTTCAAGCATTTCACAGATCACCTCGAGCCCGGCCAGGTGAACGACGCTGCGAATGAGGTCGCCGTCTTCCTCGTCCCCACGATCTTCAGCCCCGGTCCAGTAACTATTGATGAGCCCAGCGCGCTCCGCTGTCAGGCGGTCAAGGTTTACCTCAAGGGTCACCTCATAGCCCTTCCAGGTGTCTTTGACGTTGTACCGCTTGATGTTGATTTGCTCAGACATGGTTTCGCTCCTGCAGCTGCTGGATAGGGTTATTGGAAGTGGCGAGAACTTGGGCCACCACGAGCGCTTCAATGTCGGTCAAATCGCCCTGGGCTTGGGCCATGGTTGCCAGTGACTCGAGGCGGATCCGGGCGGCCGCCGTCTTTCGCACCTGGTAGTCGAAAAGTGCAGTCCCGACGATGCGGATGGCCATCAAGTGACGTGCCTTCTGCATGCCTTCGGCCGGTGATGTGATAGCCTTCGAATCGCTGCTGCTTGGGTGCTGTGCTTGCATGGTGTTGCTCCTCTTGTGGTGGTTGGTGTCGAGGAGGTGCGAACTCCTCGACACCGTCTTTATCAGGCTTGCCGCAATTGGCTTGCCGTGAATACAGGGCGCTGCTCACAGCGCACTTCAAACAATCCCAAGTCGTGGCCGTCGACCTCCAGCAGGTGAACGACGGTGATGATCGTTGGGGTTTCTTCTGAATGGTCCTGCCAGTGCGCAATGGTCACCAGTTCGGCAAGATCCTCGGGTGTGCATAGCTCCACGTAGTAGCTCGGTAATTGCAGGCTCCCGTTTAGGGCATTGGCGCTGTATCGAATGTTCATGGACGTCCCCTTTAAGCTTGCTGCATCAGGTGGATCACCAAGTACTCCGGTAACCCTGAATTGATGCCGCGTGCACGTAGGTCGTGCACCGCTTTGATTTGAGCCCTGGTGCAGTCGTCCGCCAGAAAGTGTTTGGCACCGGCCATAGCCCGGCTGGAGATCTGGTTCAGAAAGAACGGAGTGGTGCAGCTCGCACCGACGATGATCGGTGCGTCGATACCTTGGCTGGCCAGCTCGGTTTGAATCGCCTGTAGCTTGGTGGTTTTGCCTGTGCCCATATGGCCGGTGATGACTTGTAGTTGCATGGTGTTGCCTCTCTCTGGTGCTGACGCGGAATCCCCGCGCAAATAAAAACGTGTGTAGTCCCTTCATACGTCCGGAACATCCGGAACATCTGAAAGTTGAATTGCTGGACCCCTTGATTTACGGGGCCTCCAGCGGTGCGAAAATGTTCCGGTGCCACCGGAACATGCCGGAACACGGGTTTTTGTAAAAATGGCTACAGGCCACGCTATACAAGGGCTGCAGCCATGTTCCGGTGGTCAGTCCCCACTGGAACATTGGCGGAACATGCCGGAACAGATTTTGTTCCGGTGCATTCCGGCATGTTCCAGCAGTGCCGGAACATTTTTTGTGTTCTAACTACCTGTATTTATTAGGTTTTATATCGATTAAATAGAAATGTTCCGGATGTTCCGGCTGCTCTGTTGGGCTTCGCACAAAAGCAGTCATCAGCCCACGAACACCCCTTTCCCCCCTCGCACCCATACGTTTCAAGCGGCCTCCCCGCGCTTGTGGAAGAACCACAGCCACAGAGAACGCTTCTCCAAACGCGAGCGTGCTTTACGGGTTTCGATGAACTTGTGGGTGGTGCTACTGGCTAGGGCGCGGCGCAGTTGGGTATCAGGAATCACGTCCTGGCCAGCCTTTCTGCAGGCCTGTTGGAAGTGCTCAATGTTGATGCCGATCAGCTCCTTATCGATGCTGTGGTTCAACGTCTCTCGGATCTCATCTCGCTCGCCATCACCGTCGATGGTCGTCACCACGTCTTCATTCAGGTAGTGATAGATCTGCCAGAACTTGGCGGCAGTGGGGTTCTCCGATCGGCAACGTTGCTGCCGATCGATCGCACGTGCCTCAAGCTGTTTGGCCACGCTCTCGGTATCGCGGTCCGTCCACTGTGAGAACAGGCCCTGTGTGGCGTAAGCAGCGGCCATGATCTGCGCATGGCACTGGACGATTCGCCCCTCAGTCAGCGCACCGACTGACTGAAGACGCTGCTCATAGCGGGGGAAGGCTTCGAAGTATCTGGCCAGCCACTGCTGCTCGTTAGCCAGACACTTGCGCAAGTACCCGCCCAGCTCTTTTGCTTTCAACACCTTCAAGCGGTCGGCCAGCGGCTTGAGCGCGAGGGAGTGGTGTTCTGTGGTGCAGTGCAGGTGCACGATCCGCGACAGGATTGCCTCTGAACCGTCGACGGTCTCGTTCTGAGAGATGGCCAGGGCGCCACGCCAGATACTCACCCTGGTTTCGTTGCCCGTGGTCTTTGCGCCCGTTACACGAAGCGGGGCGTGGTAGTCGAACAGGGTCTTCACTTCGTCCCAGCCGAACTGAACGGTCACCGTGCGGCCGTTGGCGTCCACATAGGTACGGTCCGACTCAATCAGTACGACCGGCAGGTTGCTCACTTCCGCGAAGGCCCGTGACAGGCCGACCGCACTGGCGCCCGTACCGCTAGGTTTGATGCCTTCCATGTTGTCGCGGCCGATGAGACGCCACAGGAAACGGAGCAGGGTGGACTTACCGGCGCCAGGGTCACCGGTGAGTTCCAAGAACGGGAACGATGCCTGCTCGGTGCCGATCTGTTGGACGAAGAGAGAGGCGGTCCACCAGGCAAGCGAAGTCAATCCGTTCAGGTTGTGCACGGCGAGGAAGTCCGGGAACCACGCCCCGTCGAAGTCGTCGCCGCGTTCGAACCTGGTGTTCACCAGGGAGGTTTTCACGCCTGCCCCTTTCACCTGGATGTAACCGTGGGTGTTCACTGCCAGCTCGCTGCCGCTGTTGAATCCAAACTTGGGGTAGCAGTAGGTGCCGCTCTCTTCGTCGTAGCCCAGGAATGGAAGGCTTCGAACGGTTGGCACAGGGCGCCTCTCGTCGTTCAGCCATTTGTGCTTGAGCATCGCCAGCTCGCGGGCACCACCCTCGAAATTGCCGCCGGGGGTGAAGTCGAGCAGGGCGCGCACGAAGCCGCGAGGCTCGGCGATCGCGCTGGACGGCAGGGGCGCCTGGCAGCTGCGGGTGCGGTCTGGAAACTTGAAGTCGAAGTAGTAGCGTTGTTCCCCGGTAACAATGTCCTTTTCCAGATAGTCCAGGTTGGGAATGCAGTTGGAAATCTGATCGATACGGAGGTTGCTGTAGAAGACCTCCCGATTGCCCTCTACCTTTTCCTCTCCTAGGGCCTTGCTCAGCTCTGCCTGGTTAACGCGCGCAGAGTAGAGCTGATTGCCAAACTCCAGCAGGTAAAAGCCAGAAGGGCGCCGCAGGTACACCAGGTAGGCGAGTTTCCGGGTGCTGCTGGCCGTGAACAGCCGCCCGCGATAGCAGGCCTCGTCCATGAACGCCTTGTCCAGGTGGCCATCGCGGTACACGTCGTCCCAATCGCGCTCGCCGGCGAGCGCTACCCAGGCGATCTCTGACAAGCCGCGCAGCATCTTGAGGTATTTGGGAATGTACTTGTGGCCCGCGCTATCGTCGTCCAGGGCAATCACCCAGGTAACGAGCTTGCCCTTGTTCGCCTCGACGATCTCCCAGGGGAAGTTGACGCAGCTGATCGAGGCTATGACCTTGAAGCCCGCAAGATGCAGTGCGATCGCATGGAAGATCCCTTCCACGACGTAAACGCTATCGCTGCGCTCGATAATTTGGCCAGGTGGCATCCAGCCGCTGTTGGTGTAGCTCATACCGCTCTTGATGCCGGCCTTAACGCCTCCGTTCGCGGCCACCATGCGCTCGTCGATGATGCGCTCCCAGTGGCCGTTAGAGAGCGAGAAGCGAACAGTGTCGGCCCACTCCTCGGTTTTCATCTTGCGACGGCCCTGGGTGTACCAGCCGGCCAGCTTGGCCACATCGAATCCGCGGTTGCGCTGTAGGTATGCGTCGGCGGTTGCGTGTGGGTTCACGTCGGTTTTGGGGAAGCGTTGGCTCAGGTTTTCAAACAGGTAGCTGTAGCGCTCCCGGGTCTTCTCGTCGTACTGGCACTTGCCCTCGCGGCTGCACTTTAGTTGGTAAGGCTTGGCCTTGCTGATGAACAGCTCTCGCTTGCTGCAGCGCGGGCATACACCCTCTGACAGGTACTTCTCGTTCTCTTTCTTGAAGTCCAGGTCACGATCATTCAGCAGCGCTTCGACCACATCGTTTCGATAGATAGCGTCGAAATCCATTCGAGTTCCCATTACTTGTTTACAGCTCTGTTGCTGTGCTGGCCCCGAGCGCGTTCGGCCTGTTCTACTGCTTCCATCAGGATGTGCACCATGTTGATCAGCACGGCGGACTTAGAGCCTTCGGTCTTCGGCCGGATGATGTAGCGGCCTAGATCGATTTCACGGCGGACGGCTGTATCGGACTGCCCAGAGCGCTTGGCGTACTCCCCCACGGTGACGTAGGGCGTGTCGATGGTGATCTGCATTCTGCTAACCTCTGTTTGATATTGGGGACCAAAGTTCCTATATAGGTCCAATGGTGGATCCTATATAGGTTCTTGTCAAGAGAGGGTAGAAATGGATTTGGCGTCGAAGCTGAAGGCGATCCGAGCGAAGGAAGGTGTGACGCAATCGGAGTTCTGCGCGCTGGTGGGATTCAGTATCAGCACCTACAAGAAGTACGAATCTTCGCTGTTTGAGATGGGCTTTACGGCGCTATCCAAGGTGGTGAATCACCCACGTTTCATGAAATACACGCTTTGGCTGATGATCGAGCAGACCGCCCCGGAGTCTGGCCAAGTGGGCCCGGATTAAGCATGTCGATAAAGAAACTGGACGACGGCCGCTACGAAGTAGATTGCCGACCGGAAGGCCGGGACGGCCCACGCATACGCAAAAAATTCCGTACGAAGGGCGAAGCCCTTTACTACCAGAACCGAATCATGGGTGATGGTGCGAAGGGAGAATTTGAAAAGAAGGCAAAGCGCGATGAACGCAAGCTGACGGACCTAATCGATCTCTGGTTTAAGTCCCATGGACGAACTCTCAAGCGAGGCGAAGAGCGGCAGCGAGCGCTCATCGCCATGGCTGAACGCATGGGCGACCCTCGCGCGTCGGACTTCAATACAACCCACTTTTCCCAGTATCGAGCCGAGCGCCTGGCGGGCAAGCATGGGCGATCCACGGCGGGTAGTGGCCGAAAGAAGGGGGCAGATGCCAAGCCCGTCAGCGCCAATACGCTGAATCATGAACTGGCTTATCTACGCGCTGTGTTCAATGAGCTGGACCGCTTGGGTGAATGGAAGGGTGAGAATCCCCTGGGCAAAGTACGGGGCTTGAAGTTTGACGAAACCGAGATGGCTTTTCTGGAGCCGGAGCAGATCAAGCCTCTGCTCGATGATCTCGATGCTCGATCGCCAACTGCAGGTGTCGTTGCGAGGATCTGCCTTGCAACAGGTGCTCGATGGTCTGAGGCTGAGGGCCTAACAGCGCGGCAGGTCCGAGGGGGCTTAATTCACTACACCAGGACCAAGTCCTCGAAGAACCGCGCTGTGCCCATCACTGAAACACTACAGAAACTGATCAAGGACACGCTGCCGTTTGGCGACTGCTACAAGAGGTTTGGTGAATCGGTAGATGCGGTGGGGTTGGAGCTGCCGGCTGGTCAGTTGACGCATGTATTGCGGCACACCTTCGCCAGTCACTACATGAGCAAGGGGGGAGACATTCTCACGCTGCAGCGTGTCTTGGGGCATGCGTCCTTGGCCATGACTATGAAGTACGCGCACTTCAGCCCTGGTCATCTTGCAGATGTGGTCAATCTCAACCCGTTGGCAGAAGGATGTGGACATTCTGTGGACGTTGTCAGGAAGTAAAGCGAGTCGGGATTAAGTCCCAGAAACAACAAAGCC